ACCCTTCCTTTGCTTACCGTCTCCCTTTTATCTCTGCTCTCTACTCTTTTATAATACTCGATTGCAATCACAATTCAAGCTGACTTGTGCCACTTTTTTTAGTGTCTACTAGTGGTTGCATTTGACAGCGGATCGAGTATAGTAAGAGTGTACAGAGATTATTCCCAAATCTATGACTACAGCATTTAAAAAAGAACTTTATAACGAGGACTTAGTTTATTCCTCAGTTCTCTTTGGTATGGGATTCTGGATCGACGACCAAGGTCTATTCATATCCGCACCAGAGTTCAGAGATGGTTCGCTCGATATCGACAATGCGATTCCCGTATACGATTGGGAGAACTTCTCAGAACTTACAGAGCATCACATATCACACTTGATGCATATTGTACAAATGTGTACTTTGAAGAGAGACACACAACAAATTGAATACTACGCAGGAGTTTTTGGAAATGTCTAAAAGAGAACCGAACGGAATCAACATTCAACTTACACCGTGTCAGTTTGATTACCTCTATGAAGTTATCATGATGGCATATGAGTTGGATGTACCAGACCAAAAAGGATGGGACATGCAAACTTATGACAATATGGTCGATAACGTTTGCAACGGAACCTCAACTTACCTTACAAACGATGTCAAAGGCATCCTACATAGACCAGTTGATTAAGTGTCACAAGGAGAGTTTAAACCTCTCCTTTTTTCGTTTATAATAAAACCATAAGGGATAGAGTTGTTACCACCCCAACCGAGATAATTTCAAAGGAAAGGTTTACGCGACTCTATTCTCTTAAATAATTTCATTCCCAAGAAACTATGCCAAACTGGTGCAACAACAGAGTTGACTTCTACTCAGAAAACAAAGAGGATCTAAAGAAAGTCCTAGACATCTTTTCAAATAAAGAATCCATATTTGGTCAGATCATACCAGAACCAGATTGGAAGACAACACCAAACGACAAAGGCGAACTACCTGCTAAAGACCCAAGTGAACCAATGTTCCCACCAAAGTTTCCAGATGGTACAGTTGACGACAGATGGTATATGTGGAGAGTTTCAAATTGGGACACCAAGTGGGACGCATGCGACGTGGACATTAAGGAGGAAAGATACGAAGATGAGTTGGAATCTTTCACAGCAGAATTTGATACCGCGTGGTCACCACCCGAAGCAATCTGTCATGCGTTAAGGGATATGTTCCCAGATATATCAATTTCATGGTTCTTTGATGAACCAGGAATGCAAGTAGCGGGGTATCTATAAATGGCATATTGTGACGTATGCTGTAACTTTGACCGCACATTTAGGGGTGCTGATGGAAGCACCTCTCCAAGTTATCAACCCGATCTCTATTACTACTGGGACGCACCATTAGAGGAGGATTACGACTGGCGGGACAGCTTTCCTGATGTTGATTGTATGTGCGAAGTCTGTTTTGATATAGCAAATTCAGAAAAGAAAATCAAGTGGAGGTGTGCCAGTTAATTATGTGTCACAATCTACCACGCATCGGGTACAAAGTACCTTATAATAAAAGAGTAAACAAAGGAGATTCCCACCTATGTCAACACTACACCACGAAGACTTACTTCTTTCAATCTTTGATGAAGTATGCGAAGCATTTCCATATCTTGATGAAGAGAAACAAATCGAAATCGCAAACCAAAGATTTGAGGACATATGCCAATGAATCACGAACAGATTAAGGCAGCAAGCACAGCGAAACTCAGAGATTATCTTAAACAGGGTTTAGCAGATGTTGAAGAGTCGGACATGATTGAATATGAACTTTACATCAGGGAGTATTCATAATGGACTATGATGAAATCCTCAAGTGTTATGAAGGCGAAACCGAACAGCATGCAAACACTTCATTTGAGTTTGGTTTAATGAATGATACCTATTGGTGTCTATTCAGAGATCATGACATGTTAGAGTATGCCAGTCGTTAAGGTGTCTACTATCCGTTGCTTTCATGTACTCATGCATTATAATGAGTACATAAGCAAATTTCCCATTTGATTATGAGCAATCAACAAAAGAAGGCAAAAGCACTTCTTAATTCAAAAATTGATTTGATGGAATACTTCTTAGGAAGTGACCCAAAGAAAACATCTTATTACAAAAACAACAAATGAACAACTTCAAAGAATTTCTTGATTACGTTGAATCATTCTATCTTCCATCTCACCCTGACGTACTCTACCCAATCGACAATCTAACCAGAGAGGAGATCGCATTAGCAACACTGAATTATTTGGATCTATGTGCTGTAAGTGACGTGGTTAACTGGGGTGATGGTGACTCTTTGGATCGTGAAAGAGTCAGAGAGTTTATCATAAGCAGACGATCAACCAAACCGCAGCTGCCAGTGTTCACTTAAAATACTGGCACACCTATCACCCCATTCGATCAGAGTGGGGTTTATAATAGAATCATAGCAAACGTTATTCCTTTCCCAACATGCGTAAAATTGAAATGATGATGAACTCAGCAATCAGATACAGAAAGAACTTCTCATCTGGTAATACTACAGTTCGTGCTTTCAGAGAGTCAGTTGAAGTTTATCTACACGGAAACAACATCGCTTCACTTGATACAGCAACCCACGCTCTCACCATCTTTGATGGCGGTTGGCAGTCTAACACCACAAAATCAAGACTCAATGCACTACTTGATGAGTTCGTGCCTAGCATGCGTATCTTTCAAAACGATTGGACTTGGTACATCTCCGACAGTTTAGACGGTTCAAAACAACTTTTTACATCAGGTATGACAGTTTAATTACTGTCACACCCATCACCCCATTCGTATAGAGTGGGGTTTATAATAAGAACATAACAAACAAAGTTCCCAACATGTACACAGAAAAAAGAGTTATCAGACCAAACGACGAAGTTGTAAGATACTACTGCGACAACGGATATGGTCTATCAGTTGCATGTCATGATCATTCTTACGGAGGATCCGAAGGTCTTTATGAGATTGCTCTTTTAAAAGATGACAAAATTTCATATGACGATCATGAGTGGCAAGACGTTCGCGGGTGGTTAACCAAAGCAGAGGTTTGGAGTTGGTTGAGAATTGTTTCAGAGTATTAAACATATGCCACGGGAACTTTAATCGGTTCCCATATCCTTTATAATAAGTACATAACAAAGTTTCCCACATGACAAAAACCCAAAGATTAATCAACAGAATCAAAGAAGTCGAAAACTTCGAAAACGTTGCTTTCTTATGCGAAGACTTCGAAACCTTTATAGATGAAGTCGCAGAATGGGGAGTTGATTCAATCGCAAAGGTTGACTTTGATGACCCCGAAGTGAACCGCCCTATGATGGATGCGTTCTTTGCTTCATTCGGTTGCACACCATCTAACCCACATCCAGCAGGGAGGTATGCGTAATGAAAAACCTACACATTGAACACCCAGAGGACACCATTCTAACTGGTGACCTCTCCGTATTAGATGCGTTCACCGCAGACAATCACTACTCAGTTAAGATTGACGGATCACCCGCTATTGTGTGGGGTACTGATCCAGAGAATGGCAAGTTCTTTGTCGGCACCAAGTCCGTATTTAATAAGAGAACCCCGAAGGTTAATTATAGCATACAGGACATTGAACGCAATCACCCTGACTTTGAATTGAATTCAATCTTAATACGTTGTTTTAACTGTTTACCACGTATCGGTTTTGAGGGTCGTGTATTTCAAGGGGATTTCATCGGATTCGGAGGTTACAGAGATTATAAACCGAACGCAATCAGTTATACTTTCGATACTGTTCAGAACGTGGGTGTAGTCGTCGCACCACACACAGAGTATAAGGGAACAACTCTTAAGGACATGAACGCAGAACCCTTAATTGAGAAGTTAGATCCGACAATGTTTGTTCAACCTGATGCGTGGATCAGTGAGTATAAGGGCAACGTAATGAATATTGACATGATGATAGGGTTCGCCCGTCAGATGGCAACACTTGTTGACTTCGCCACCCCAAAGGAAGCGGAGTTATTAAAGAAGGATCTAAATGCATACATTCGTGACGGTGATGAAGTGGTAGCAGAGGAGTTCGCTAACTATCAGTTGGTTCGCTTGTGGTGCTTAGTTGAGAACATCAAAACTGAATATATGAAGTTAATGCGGGATGATTTCAAGGTTGATTGCTTCTTAGGTAATGAATACGTAGACGGTGAGGGATACGTCATGACGGGTGAGCATGGCACATATAAATTGGTGAACCGTTGGGTGTTCAGTCATTATAACTTTAATATCGTTCGTTCGTGATACAGCAGTTATATGGGGGTTGATGCCCCCGTATATAAAAACCGATAGAGTCCCTAAGCTATAAACGACCCAATTCGACCTTTAAATATACAAGACTACAAATTTTTTTTTCGCTATATAAAATCAAGTGCAAAGGTTCACTGAATGAAAAAAAATTTCGAAAATATTTTTTCGACTGTAGAGATCGATCCAGTTACAGACAGGTATCATATTACAATTCCAGAGGAAATTATTAATGAATTTGACTGGTACGAGGATCTTGTGTTAAAATGGAACATAGATAACGGAGACATTTACATCACGGAGGCAGATGACTAAAGTTCAAACAAAATCGTATCACGTTTATTTGAATGAAAGGTGTCTATTTAAAAATTTAAATCAAGAAGAGTTTAATATTGTGTGGAATCGGATATATAAATCTTACTGGACAGATGAGGTAACCTACGTTGAAGTTACGGAAAACCCGATAGAGGAACACGAAGAATCCTCTTATTGACATTCGCTATATAATATTGTATGATATGAATGTAATTACAAAACATTATGGCTAAAGGATTTACAGTAAAGGCAAACCCTCCCGCAAAGAAAAAAAGCAATAAAGAAGAGTGGGATTATGATAAAGCAAAAGAATTATTAAAAGGTAAATCAGTTGTATTTTGTTTACCAGGTCGAGGAGTCTCATATACTTACTTAAAATCATTTGTTCAACTCTGTTTTGATCTTGTACAAGCAGGAGCAAGTATACAGATTAGTCAAGACTATTCATCAATGGTAAACTTTGCCAGATGTAAGTGTCTTGGTGCAAATGTATTAAGAGGTCCTGATCAAATGCCATGGGATGGTAAGTTAAACTATGACTATCAATTGTGGATTGATTCTGATATTGTCTTTAATTCAGAAAAATTCTTTCAACTTGTATTAATGGATAAAGATATCGCAGGTGGATGGTATTGTACCGAAGATGGTAGAACTACTTCTGTTGCACATTGGTTAGATGAGGATGATTTTCGAACCAATGGTGGTGTAATGAATCACGAGACTCTCGAAAGTATATCCAAGAGAAAGAAACCATTCACAGTTGACTATACAGGTTTTGGTTGGCTTCTCATTAAGAAGGGTGTATTTGAACATGAAGACATGAAGTATCCATGGTTCGCACCAAAGATGCAGGTATTTGAATCTGGAGAAGTGCAGGATATGTGTGGAGAAGATGTCTCATTCTGTTTAGATGCAAAAGAAGCAGGATTTGAAATCTGGTGCGACCCACGAATTCGTGTTGGACATGAAAAAACAAGAGTAATCTAAATGGCAGATCGATATAGTATCTACATTCAAGGTGTTGAGAAGTTCTCAGACCTTTCACAATTCGAATATTTTGATATTATGGAGAATTTAGCAATTGAGTTTTATCAGACAGGCAAACCAGACCCTTCTGATATTCGTACAGAAATTATAGGAGATTAAAAAGTATGGCAAAAATGAAAAGTAGTCTAACAGGCAACCTGTTTGTAGAGACAAGACCGAAAAAAACTCGGCAGGGAAATGGAAAACACTCGAAATTCTCGGCAACTTCGCGTAACTCGGCTCGTAAAAGGTATCGAGGTCAGGGAAAATGAACTGTTGGCACTGTGGTACTGAGTTAATCTGGGGTGCTGATCACGATATGGAAGATGTAAATGATGGAGAAGAGTCTGAATATGACTTTTTCTCGAATTTTACTTGTCCCAAATGTCAATCTTACGTTGAAGTTTATCATCACAAATAATGTCTACTCTAATTGCGAACCTACCCTCCTATGAAGTATGGGTAAGAAAAGAATATTTAACTGACCATCAAAGTGGTCACGGTGAATTTGTTAAAGGTGTATGGGTTTCTGCCAAAAGCATACCTGGTCGTGCGTTTTATTTTGAGACTTACCTTCCAGAATATGCTGCAATGTTTGATAAATTACCAATTTCTGCGTTTACAACCGATCCAGAGACACCAACACCCGATATGACTCTTCATAATCTTCAATTTTGGAACTGTATGGACTATGGAGTCGTTGCAGTACAGAAACAATTCATCGGAAGTATGCATTATGAGGTCATGACAAGAGATTATGGCAACCAAACTGGCACTTATATCTGCACTTTGGACAATTATCATGAAAGTATCGATGGAATTGACTACTCAACAAGCGAACAACCTGCTGAACATAAGTCTCATAACCTTCTTGAACTCGATAATGGTCAATTTTGCCTCTATCCAAACAACAGAATGAGAATTTATGATAACAGTATCACTCCTGAGACACCAAAAGTGCCCGATTTTAAGGTTTCGACTGTTTATTACCAAGTTGAGAACGGTCATGACCGCGATGGACTCGGATCTGAAGAGAATTATTTCTGGAAAACGGCAAAAGAACGAAAAAATGAAACAGAACTCGGTTAAATAAGTTAAAAATCGCCTTATTTGGCGATTTTTTTATGGTTTAGAGTATAAATAAAGAATTATTACTGCAGGTATAAATAAATCTAGCAAACTGTTTACTAAATTGAATGAAAACTAGGATATCTAGGTCATTTAAGGATATTAATTTATCATTTAAACCACATCCAGTCACAAAAGACCTCACAATTCTCAAAAATGCAAATGCGATCAAGAGATCTGTAAGGAATTTGGTGGAAACTATTCCCAGAGAGAGGTTTTTTAACCCAAATCTAGGTACAGACATTCGTTCAAGTCTATTTGACTTCTGTGATTTTGGTACTGCATCAGTAATTGAGAGACAAATCACTACAACGATTGAAAACTTTGAACCTCGAATCGATAATTTGGATATCGAAGTGATTCCTCGACCAGATGACAACGAATTTGAAGTAAATATCTTCTTTGACATTATTGGGCAACAGTTTCCTAGACAAGCATTCCAGTTCATATTAGAAGCCACAAGATAATATGCCATTTACCAAATTTACAAACTTAGATTTTGACCAGATAAAGACCTCAATAAAGGATTATCTTCGTACGAACTCAGATTTTACTGATTTTGACTTTGAAGGGTCGAATTTTTCAGTCTTAATTGATACTCTTGCGTATAATACTTATATTACTGCGTTTAACTCAAACATGGTTGTAAATGAGTCCTTTCTTGACTCTGCAACAGTTCGAGAAAACGTTGTTTCACTTGCTCGAAACATTGGATATGTTCCAAGATCTAAGAGTGCAGCAAAGGCAACTATATCTTTTGATATAGATTCAAACGATACCACAGAGGTGTCTACGGTGACCTTGAAGGCAGGTCTAGTTTGTATTGGTAGCAGTAATGATATTACATATACTTTCTCAGTTCCAGAAGATATAACAACGACTGTCATACCTCAATTTGATGGAGGAGGTAGTCGGACTGGATATACAGCATCTTTCAATTCAATTGAGGTTTTTCAAGGAACTTTAATTCGTAAAAGTTTTACAGTTGATGGATCACTTGATCAAAGATTCATTTTAGACAATCCTTCGATTGATACTTCTACAATTGTTGTATATGTAAAGGATGACCCAAGTGGTGCAGATAAAGGAACTCTATTCACACAGGTTGATAATATTTTAAATATTGATTCAAACTCACCAACCTTTTTAATTCAGGAAGTTCAAGATGAAAAGTATGAACTTTTATTTGGAGATGGTATATTTGGTCGAAAGATTGAAAATGGAAAAACAATTAACGTAACTTATCTTGTAACCGATGGAAGAGAAGGAAACGGTCCTGCATTTTTCTCATATGCTGGAAATATTGAAAATGATTCAGGATCAACATCAACATTAACAAGCACACCCACTATATCTGTGGTCTCTGCTGCCTCTAATGGGGGTGATATAGAGTCTGTGGACTCGATTAAGTATTTTGCTCCTCGACTTTATTCATCACAGTACAGGGCGGTTACAGCAAGGGATTACGAAGCGATAATTCAACAAATTTATCCAAATACTGAGAGTGTTTCTGTGGTTGGAGGTGAAGAAATTGATCCACCACAATTTGGAACTGTTTTTATTACAATCAAACCAAAAAATGGTGACTTTGTATCAGATTTTGATAAGACTCAAATATTATCAGATTTAAAGAATTATAGTCTTACAGGAATCAATCAAAAAATTGTTGATTTGAAAGTTCTTCATATTGAATTAGAATCATTTATCTATTATGACTCCTCAAGAGTTAAATCTGTCAATGAATTAAAAACAAGAGTAACTAACGGTTTGACTACCTATTCTAGATCAACTGATGTGAATAAATTTGGTGGTCGATTTAAGTATAGTAAGATTTTAAGTGTAATTGATAACATTGAGGATTCAATAACATCAAATATTACAAGAATTCGAATTCGAAGAAACTTAAATGCTCTTTTAAATCAATTTGCACAGTATGAAATTTGTTTTGGTAATCAGTTTAATGTTAAAAGTGAAGGATTAAATATTAAGAGCACTGGATTTAAAATTTCTGGCGTATCAGAGACAGTATTTTTAACAGATACTCCAAATGCGGACAAACAAACAGGAATCGTATCAATTGTTAAGAAAGATATTGTTGATGGTCAAAAGATAATTATTGTTGAGAACGCAGGGACAGTTGATTACATCAAAGGAGAAATAAATTTAACTACAATTAATATTACTTCGACTGATAAACCAAATAACATTATTGAGATACAAGCATTCCCAGAATCTAATGATGTCATAGGTCTTGAAGATTTATACTTGAAATTTAACATTGAAAGTAGTTCAATAAATATGGTTAAAGACACCATTTCATCTGGAGATCAAATATCTGGTGTTGGTTATAAAGTTACATCAAGTTATACAAATGGAGACTTAATACGAGGATAGTATGATAAGTACTGGTATTGATACAAGAATTAAAGTTCAACAAATAATTGAAAATCAACTTCCTGAGTTTATTTTATCAGAAAGTCCAAAATCAGTTGATTTTTTAAAGCAATATTATATCTCTCAAGAGTATACTGGAGGTCCGATTGACCTTACAGATAATCTAGATCAATATTTAAAGTTAGATAACTTAACACCTGAAACATTAAAGGGTTCAGTTACTCTTGATGTATCAATTTCATCGACAGATTCAGTAATTAATATTTCACCAAACACAAAAGGGTTTCCAAAACAATATGGACTATTAAAAATTGGTAGTGAAGTCATCACATACACTGGTATGACTACAAATACCTTTACAGGGTGTCAACGTGGATTTAGTGGAATTACAACTTATAGGGATATTAATAACCCATCAGAATTAGTATTCTCTACATCAACAGCACAAGAGCACTCAAAGGGTGTAAATGTAGATAATTTAAGTTCATTATTTTTACAAGAGTTTTATAAAAAGATAAAAAATACCTTTACACCTGGTTTAGAAAATACAAATTTTGTTTCAAACTTAGATGTAAATAATTTTATAAAAGAAGCTAGAACATTTTACGAATCAAAAGGAACAGAAGAGTCTTTTCGAATTTTATTTAATGCTTTGTATGATGTAGATCCAAAGATAATTGATCTAGAGGAATATTTAATCAAACCATCTTCTGCAAAATATGTAAGAAGAAAAAGAATAGTAGCAGAAAAATTAAAAGGAGAACCTTTAAATTTAAAAGGTCAAACTATTAGTAGATCAACAGATACAACCTCTACTGCATCTGTATCCGAAGTTGAAATATTAACAGGTATTTCTGGAATATCTACAATCAAAGATTATTTTATTTTAGATCTCTTTGTTGGATTTGATGAAGAAGAATTTATAACTGGAAATTTTGATGTAACAGGAAAAACAAAGACTATAACTGATGTTTCAATTGGTTCTTCAGTTATAACCGTGGATTCAACTGTTGGTTTTGGAACTACTGGAAAAATCATTTCAGGTATAAACACAAATATTGTTTACACTGACAAGACTATTAATCAGTTTTTAAGTTGTACAGGTATCTCAAACCAAATTAATTTGGGTGATGATGTTATTGCTGATGATAATATTTTTGGATATGAGAATGGAGATTTAACAAAAAAAGTTGAATTAAGAATTACGGGTGTATTAAGTGAATTTGTATCATCTGAAAATAATAGATTATCATTAGAAAATGAAACTATTCAGATTAAAAGCATTGGTGAAATAATTGAAAATCCAAATACGAACAAATCTCAAAAAGAAATATTTGCAAACTCATGGATTTATAATACATCTTCAAATTATGATATTGTAGATTCAATTAGCGGAACACAAAGTTCGATTCAATTAAAATCTAAGATAGATAAATCAAGTTTAAGAGTTGGTGATTCGATTCAAATTTTAGAAAAGAAGAGTAGTCCTTTTTCTTTGGGAACCGTTGTTCAAGAATCGGTGATTGAAAGTTTAGTTATAACACAAAATAAGATAACAATAGTACCATCATTTGAATTTAGTTCTTCAAAAAGATATGCAATTAGAAGGGTAATAAGAAAAACTTCCAGTTCTGCTGATATATTAAAGTATGGAAATAATACACTTACTGCAGATGTTCAGAATGTGTATAATGAATCAGATGAAAGTCTATATGTGGCAAGTAATTCTCTTCCTTCATCTGGAGTTGGTAAAACAACCTCTACAGTTAGTATACCAAACGTAATTGAGAACACTACAATTCAAGACTTTAATAGTTTAGATAACAAATACTCAACGATTTCATTTAGTGTATCTGATATTCCTTTTGTAACAGGAGATCAAGTATATTATGAACCAGAAGCAGAACCATTGGTAGGACTTACTGCTGGTCTGTATTTTATTAGAACAGTAGGTTTCAATAAAATTAAACTGTTCAAATCACCAGCTTTTATTGAAGCTAATGATTTTATTGAATTTGGTGTTCCTACTGATACTAGTACCTTCCATAGATTCACTCTTGCAAATCAATATAATAAGTTTGTAGCACCTCAAAAATTACTTAAAAAGTATCCAGTAAATGTTGCTGAGAATTTAGGTAAAAATGTGGAAACAATTCCTGGACCTGTTGGAATGTTGATTGATGGTGTTGAAATTGAAAATGGAAAATCAACTGATAGTATTTTTTATGGATCGATTGAAAACTTTTCAGTAATTGGATTTGGAACAGATTATGATATAATCAATCCACCTGTTATCGAAGTTGGATCAGTATCTACATCATCAACACAAGCATTAGTTAGTCCTGAATTAAGTGGAGATATAAAAGAGATACAAGTTGATCCACAAAATTTTGATATAGAAGATGTAATCTCAATTCAATTGACTGGAGGTAATAGTGGAGAAGCAGTTCTTCAACCAGTTCTTCGTAGAAGAAATAGAGTTTTAGAATTTAGTGGAGTTACCAGTGCCTTTGGAGGAGGTATTGATACGTTCTCAGAAACAATTACATTCTTCAAACCTCATAATTTGGTAAGTGGTCAAATTTTAGTTTATGATAAAAATAAGAATACACAGTTAGGAATAGGAACTTTTAAAGGTAGTAACTTAGCTAATTTTGAAAGTTTAATTGATGGACAGCAATATTGGCCAGAGGTAGTTGGATTATCAACCATTCGACTTTACAGAAATGAAGTAGACTATACTACAGGAATTAATACCATAGGATTTACAGATGTTGCAAAGAGTGGAATACACAAATTTAAGTTAAAAGATGCTAAAAATAGTTTATCTAGTGTTAGAGTCGTAAAATCAGGAAGACCTTATCTAAGTAGAAAAGTATTTGTTGATTCATCTCTCGGCATATCTACATACAAATCGATAGTTACATTTAAAAATCATGGATTCTCGGATGGTGAATTGGTTTCTTACTCACCATTTGTAGGTTTAGGTACAACTTCACCTCAAAATATATCAGGACTATCCACCGCAAATCAATATAATATTATCAAAATTGATAATGATAATTTTAGAGTTGCTAACGCTGGTGTTGCTGGCACTGATAATACTAATTTTATTAGAAAAAATCATGTTGATTTTAAAACAACTGGAACTGGATATCAGTTGTTTAAATATCCAGATGTTGAATTAACTATAAATGCAACGTATTCTGTTTCAACTTCTGATAAGATTAATTTAACACCAGTCATACAAGGTCAAATCGTAAATGCATCTTTGTATAGAAAAGGTAGTGGTTATGGATCAACAGATATTATTAACTATGAAAACAAACCAAACATTTTAATTAAAAATGGATTGTCAAGACCAGGTAAAAACATAACTCCATCAATAGTCCCTATTATTTCAGATGGTAAGTTAAGTAACGTCAATATTCAAGATGGTGGTGACGAATATCATTCAACCCCAGATTTAGTTGTTATTGGGGATGGAACTGGTGCAAGTTTAAGAGCAGTGATTGATAGAGATGAAAATTCATCTACATTCTTAAAAATAATTGATGTTATTATCTTAAATTCTGGAACGAATTATACTTTTGACAATACAAGAATTAATATAGTCGCTAGAGGGAAAAATGCAGTATTTAATAGTTCTGTTAAAAAATTAAGTATAAACAATATTCAGACTTCAAGACCATATAAGGAAAGATATTCTAATTTTGCATTATTACCAACTAATAATGAACTTAAGTTCACAGCAGTTGGTTACTCTACTGCGATTGGAGAATCTAGTTATGGTCAAATATCAAATAGTCACTCACCAATTATAGGATGGGCATATGATGGAAATCCAATTTATGGTCCGTTTGGTTACAGTGATCCACTTGATAACTCATCTGCAATAAAAATATTAAAGACAGGATATTCTATAAAAACAAATATAGAGGATAGGAGTGATTTACCCTTTGATCTAGGATTCTTTGTTGAAGATTATTCATATTTACCCACAGATTCTACTGATTTAGATGAACATAATGGAAGGTATTGTAGAACTCCAGAATATCCAAACGGTGTTTATGCTTATTTTGCTGGTATTAATACCATAACAAAAGAACCAGAATTTCCTTACTTTATTGGAAACACTTATAGATCAATTCCAGATGTTTTAGATCCTCTCTTAACAATAAATCAATCGTTTAATTTTAATAATTCAAAATTAGTTAGAAATACATTCCCATATAAATTATCAGATCCATTTGCAAATAATGATTTCATTATTGAATCAAATAAAATATTATCACAAACAACAAGAGTTACATCCGTAAGTCAAGGTTCTATTGATTCGTTAGATATTTTAAAATCTGGTGAGGGATATAAAGTAAATGATAATGTATTATTTGATAATAGTAATACAAATGGTGAGGGTGTTGGTGCTTTTGTAAGTAAATTGGAAGGAAAACCAATATCAGATATTACAACATCTTATGAAAAACTTGAAAATCTCACATTCATAAGAAAAGATCCAAGCACAATTTCAGTATTTGTCTCAGATACTCATCAGTTAGCGGTTGGAAATAATCTTGAAATATCTGGATTATCAACAGATATTAAATCAGTATCTGGTGTCTCTCTAATTGGTAATCATAATATATCTGCAATTTCGACTGAGAGTACTATTCTATACAAAGAATTACCTTCAAATGCAGTTGCAGGAATTGTTACTGATATATTTGTATACAAAACAACAGATGTAATTTCTGTAGGAAGTAGTATTGGGATTGGAACTGAAAAATTATTAGTTTTAAATAAATTTGATGACAGAAATGTGTTGAGAGTTGAAAGAGGTGTTACTGGAACAGCACATACACTCTCATCTGAAGTTAAATTAATTCCTAGTTTCTTTGATATATCATTTAACTCTAATTTTTTAAATTCAAAAGTAGATGATATAGTATACTTTAACCCTAAACAAGCTGTTGGTATCGCAACAACAGTTGGTATTACGTCAGCAATTAATGTTTCTGTTGGTGATACTACAAGTGTTGTATCAGTTCCAGCACAAAGTATTTACTTACCAAATCATCCATTTAAGACTGGTCAAGAAATAACATTTGAGACAGATGGAAATAGCGTTCTTGAGGTATCAAGAGATGGAGCAGCGAATCAATCATTTAACCTACCATCTACAGGAACAAGTCAAAATTTATTTGCAATTAATAAATCTCCAAACTATATTGGAATAGTAACTCAAGTTGGTTTAATTACTTCGACTAATGGTTTATTCTTTAGAACTAATGGTGATGATTATTTCAAATATAGATTCGAATCTAATTTTAATAAAATTACGGGAAATGTAGAAAGAATAAATTCAAAAGTAACATTAACAACTTCACATAATTTATCTGTAGGAGATATAGTTACTTTAGATATTACTTCCAATCAATCTGTAGGTATTGGAACCTCTACTAAAGTTAGAATTAAATATAATCATTTAACTGATAGTTTACTTATAAATCAGGTAGGATTTACTTCAGCAAGAATCAATACAACTAATAATACAATAACTTTAAACTCTCATGAATTTAAAACTGGAGATAAGGTATATTATGATTCAACTGATACTATCGCCTCTGGACTTGAAACTGGTGGATATTTTATCTATAGAATAGATGATGATACCATAAAATTGGCAGAAACACTCTATGATGCAAAACAAATTCCACCCAATATTGTAAGTATTGTATCAATTGGAGGTTCTGAACATCAGTTATCATTAATTAATCCACCTATAAACATAATTAGAGATAATAATTTAGTATTTGACATATCAGATTCTTCATTATCTGATTTTGATTTTAAAATATATCAAGACGAAAATTTCAATAATGATTTTGTTTCTACAGGTAAAACAACTGTAAACACAGTTTCTACTTCAGGAACCATTGGAGTAACATCAACAGCTACTTTAACTTTAAATTACTCAATTGATAATCCTTTAAATTTATTTTATAATGTTGAGAAATCTGGATTCATTAGTACGTCAGACATTGATGTTTTGAACGGATCTAAAATTTCATATATGGATAGTGATTATAACAAAGATTATTCTGTTGTAAGTGTGGGCACTACTGATTTTGATATAAGATTAAAGTCAAAACCAGAAACATTATCTTATCAAACATTAAATACCACCATATTAAAGTATACTACAACATCGAGAACTGATAATGGTTCTATTAATAAAGTTAATTTAATATCTGGAGGATCTGGATATAAATCTTTACCAAAATTTGTTAGTGTTGCTTCTACTCAGGGGATAAATGCCAAATTATTACCATCATCAACCACTAGCAATAAGATTGAAAATACTGATATTTTAAATATTGGGTTTGAATATGCATCTGATAAAACTTTAAGTCCTATAGCAAGGTTATCACCAGTTGTCAGTACAAAAAACTCAGATGAAATAGTAGCGATCAATATTAAAAATGGTGGTACAAATTATACAGTCCCTCCAAATTTAGTTTTACAGGATGTTGAAACAAAACAAATTGTAGATAGTGGTTCTCTAGTTGCAAACATTGGTCAAGCATCACAATCCATTAATAGTATTGATATAATTAATACTCCACGAGGAATTGGTAATTGCAAATTATTTACTAAAGATAATTCAAGTGCAATACCGATTACAAACGTGACGATAGGATCTACAATTATCACTGACGTTATTAGTGGTATAGTTACTGTAACTTTAGCAACACCAATCATAGGATTCACAACTGCTCCTTTCGCAGTGGGAGATACGATTTTTGTAGAGGGTATAGAAAATGAATATGGAGATAGTTTTAATTCACCAACTAATAAATTTAATTTCTATCCTGTAGAAAAAATAGTTGGTAGTGGTTTAAATCCAAATCCATTTATATTAGAATTTAATATTCATGGAGGCGGTACAAGTCCATTAGTAACAAATCCAGGATTAGCAAAAACAATTCAATCTTTTGCTGGAGCAATCAATTTTAAAGATTATCCTAAATTTACAATAATTACTGCACAATCTGAATTTATACCAGGAGAAATACTTTTAGTATCTAGAGATGGGTCTGTATTTAATAATGTAGGTATTAACTTAGATAGAATAACTAACAATTACATTAAGATTCAAGGTAATTTTAATTTACAGGAAAATGATAAAATAAAAGGTAAATCTTCTGGATCAGTCGCAACTGTTAATAGTATATTCAAAAATGAAGGACAGTTTAAAGTTGATTTTGCATCAGATAGAGTTATTGGGTGGTCTAATGATACTGGTAAGTTGAATCAAGATTATCAAGTAATTCCTGATAATGATTATTATCAAACATTATCATATACAATACAAAGTCCGATTGAATATCAAACATTAGTAAGTCCTGTAAATAAACTATTACACACCACAGGTCTTAAAAATTTCGCAGATTTAGGAATTTCAACATCAGTTGGAGTTGGTTCAACATCTACTGTTGATTCATCCACAATTATCAGAGATTTATCATCTGAAAATAGAGTTGATGCGATTGATAATTTTGACTTAGCAAAAGATGTTGATACATTATCAAATCCATTAAGATCTAGATTTGTCTCTTTTGACACTAAATTACTTTCAAACTTCTTTGAGTGTTCAACAAATAGAGTTCTACAAATAGACAATATAAAAAGTTTATTTAAAAATGCCACAAATAATGCAGCAAGTGATGGTTTTATAAGTCTTACTAATTCCTTTAATAGATTTTTAGTACAAACGAGAGTTCCATCTGTTGCTGCTGGAATTGGAACCACAACAAATACTTTTCAATTAACAGAGTTACTTACATCAGTAGATTTTGTAAAGGGTAACATATTTACTATACAAAAAGGATCAATTAATGATGAAGCAAAGATAGTTGATATTTTAGGAGAAAATGGTTCTGGTGGTAGTTATAAGTTAACATTTACTCCTGTTGATCCTTTTAACTCAGATTTAGATGTTAAAATTTTACAACAATCATTCTTAGCAGGAGTTGGTGCTGGAAATTCTTCTATAGGATTTGTTGATTTACATGGAGTAAATCAAAATGTTTCTGCATCTACAACTTCTACATTAATATCTTCAAATATTGCTAATATAGATTCTTATTTTGCTACAGTTGAAGTTAATGATTCAGTATCAAATGAGAATAATGTTGTTGAAATTTATGCGACACATGATGGAACAAATTCTTATATATCAAATTACTCCTTAGAAACAAACACGACTAATTCCATAGGAACTTTTACTACAAATTTAGATTCAAGTATCTTATCTTTAAATTTTGAAAATGATAGGTCAAATCAAGTTCTTGTTAGATCAAAAGTTGTTGGTTTTGGTACTACAGCAGTTGGAATTGGAACTCATAGATTCAAAAATAGTTCACAAGCAGATGGGTTTGAAAACTCTGGTAGATTTGAATCCAATTTTGTCAGTATTGCTTCAACCGCAGTCATAGCAGGATTTACTACAGCAAAAGATACTTCAATTAAGAGTATAGTAAGAGTATCAATTGGAAATACCAGTGCTTTACATCAAATTCTTATGGGTCATGATGGTGAAAATACCTTCATTACACAATACCCATTCATGACCATAGGTGATGATTTAGGAATTGGAACATTCTCCTCAGAATATAGTGGATCTAATTTAAATTTAAAATTTCATCCAGATTCTAATTATATTGGTGTTGGTAATTTATTAGTTCAATCTTTCAATGAGATTCTTAATACTAAATTAGATGTAATTAACTCAACACCAACTTTAAATTATGGTAAGAGTTTTGATGAGATATCTCTTCTACAATATGATGCTTTAAACTCTTCTAGATCAAATGGATTGAACTTTAAGTTAAAGAACAATAATAATCCAATATTTGCTAATTTCTTTAACCCTGCAACCAATGTAAATCTAGCAACAGGAGAATTTACAATTGAAAATAACTTCTTTAATAAGAATGAAAGATTAATTTATACACCTGGTACTTCAAGTGTTGGATTCTCATCTTTGATTATGTCAAATGGTAATCCTTTACCAAGTGAAGTTTATGTTGTTCATCCATCTGGAACTGTTAATTCAAAAGTATTTCAATTATCAACAACTAAAGCAGGGGCTGCAATAACCTTTAATAGTGCTGGATCTGGAAATAGGCATAGATTGGAGATGTTCAAGAAAAATGAAAAATCATTAATTACTATTGATGATGTAATTCAATCTCCAATATCATTTACACCTATAACAACAACTTTATCGGGTAATGTTAGTGGACAAGTTTCTGTATCAACTTCAATTGTATCTTTAACAGGAATAACTTCTATTGTTGTAGGAGATTTATTAAAAGTAGATAATGAGTTTTTAAAAGTAAATAATGTTGGATTTGGAACTACAAATGTTGGTCCTATTTCAAATACTGGATCTTTAAATTTAGTAGATGTAAGTAGAGGAATTGTTGGTTCTTCATCTTCTATTCATACCGATACTAGTTCAGTCAGATTGTTTAAGGGTGGTTATAACATAGTTGGTGAAGAGATATTCTTTGTAGATCCACCTAGAGGGAATAATATTTTAGAAAAAGATGATTCAAATAGAGATCGTGGTAGATCTAACTTTAGTGGAAGAGTTTATTTGAGACAAGATTATAATTCAAATGCGATTTTTGATGACATTTCAAATGAATTTACAGGTATTGGTCAAACATTTACCACAACAATATCTGGAGTCAACACTACTGGAATTACGACTGGAAGTGCTTTTGTAACAATTAATGGTATATTCCAACCACCAACAACAGATAAAAACCCTGTTAATAACTATGAGTTTTCAGAGTCAGTTGGAGTAACAAGTTTTGTGTTTAGTGGTATTACTTCATCTAACGGAACTCAAATTATTAGTGAATCAGATGTAAATCAAAATCAATTACCAAGATCAGGACAGATTATATCAATTGGATTTAGTGGTGGATTAGGAATTGCACCTTTAGCAGGAGCATCAGTCACAGCTGTTCTTGGTGCAGGTGGATCAATTACATCAGTGGGAATCGGAACAAGAGACTTTCATGGATCTGGATATCGTTCTGGAATCAGCACTACAGGAGATGGAATAATTCGTATTGGTATTGCTGACACTGTTGGAACTGGTGCCACAGTTACTGCAACAGTTGGTATAGGTGGAACATTGATATTCAGTGTCGTTGAAGGTGGAAGTGGATATGTAAATCCTAGAGTAGAAGCACCTGTCCCTAGATATGAAAACTTACCAGTAACAGGAGTATCAAGAGTGGGTGTTGGTGCTACAACAGATACAGGAACAGGATTGCTTTTAAATATTGATGTGGGGGGAAGTAATACTACTGGTATTGGTTCTACATTATTTGAAGTTAAGTCATTTGATATTACAAGGTCTGGTTATGGATTTAGAAAGGGAGATGTATTTAAACCAGTAGGATTAGTTACAGATAAATCACTCACATCACCGATAACTGAAGTTGAATTTACAGTCAATGAAGTGTTTACAGATTCCTTCTGTTCTTGGAATGTTGGGGAGTTTGATTACATCGATTCAATCAAACCTTTACAAGACGGAACTAGAAAGAGATTCCCATTAAACTTCAATGGTGAGTTAGTATCATTTGAACGTGCAAAATCTTCTCAAATTGATATGAAATCATTATTGTTAATATTCATTAATGGTGTTATACAAGATCCTGGTGATGCTTACATATTTAATGGGGGAACCTCTTTTGAATTTACAGAAGCACCTGATATAAACGATAATGTATCAATATTCTTCTATAAAGGAACAAATAATGTTGATGTTACATTCGTAGATGTAACTGAATCAATAAAAGTTGGTGATGAGTTCCAATTACTCAAAAATAATAATAATCCTGGTTTTGATCAGGATGTTAGAGTTGTATCTGGTATTACAACATCAGATTTAATTGAAACTCCAGTATACTTTGATCAAGGTATAGATTCTAACAATTTAAAATCCTTTAGATGGATCAAGCAAAAAGCAGATAAGTTTATAAATGGTGAGTTAATAACAAAAGTGAGACCTTCGATTGAACCACTTGTATTCCCAGAAGCAAGAATAATTAAAGATCTTGGATCTGGTGATAGCACACTTTACATTGATAATGTCGGAGTTGGAACAAACTCATTAACAAATTTATTCTTCTATGAGAATCCAAATAAAATTGGAACAATTGTATTTGACGAATCCGTAGAACCTAAAGCAGCAGATTTAACTGCAGTTGTTTCTGCTGGTGGAACAATTCAATCTATCACTATTAATGACGGTGGAAAAGGATATGTGGGTTCTAGCACTGCATTATCAATTGCTTCTCCAATATCCAATACTGGAGTTGCTTTGACAGCACCTGATTTAATTACATTAGGAATAGGATCTACTATCTTTGCCACAGCAAATGCCAACATTACAAGTGGTATTATAACTTCCGTATCAATTATAAATCCTGGTTTTGGATATACAACAACTGCTGTTCCAAATGTAGTCGCACCAACTCCTATTAGACCATCAGAGATAATTACTGGATTTACTGGTTCAAGTGGATTCTCAGGTATTGTTACAGCAATAAATGTTTTGAGTAGTTCGACTATCAAATTCTTTTTAGAAAAGGAATCTGGAACATTTAGTGGGTTGGGAAATGGAGATCCAATTTACATATTTGATACTGCAGTTGGTGTGGGTGTTACTTCAGTAGTTACCTCTTCAGGTGCTCCTGTAGGAATTGGTACATCATTCTTTGATAACATATATTTAATCAGCTCTTACAGTACAACATCTAATACTGCTGAATTTGTTGCTGGTGTAAAAACTGACACATCACTTACTGGTATTTCGACTAGTGGTATATCTGGTAAGTTTTCTTGGGGTAAACTTACTGGTGGTGTTAGGTCAACTACAAACCCAATTTCAGTTACTATTTCAGGTAAGACTGTTAATTCAGGTTTAACAACTTTCCCAAGAATACAAAGAAGAAATTCTGGTATTAGAGACACTGGTGCTCTAATAGATAGGACTGGTGCCTAAACTAGTATAAATATAAGAAAAAAACTATAGAATATAAAAAATGTCGGCAATTGTAACAGATCAGTTTAGAATTAATAACGCGGGTAATTTTTTAGGAGATGTAAATAATTCCTCAAATTCATACTATGTTTTTGTTGGATTGTCAAACCCATCTGCTGCAGTTAGATCGTCCAGTGCCTTTGGTAGAAATGCAAATGATGCAGAATGGAATGATCAAACAACTAGAAAAGTTCCTGTTGATAATTTTAACTACTTAAACCATTCCAAAGACACAATGGTGTTTGGAAAGAAAATTACTTCTGATAATGTAAGAAGAGTTGTTCGAAAAATAAGTTGGACAAAGGACACGATTTATGATATGTATCGTCATGATTATAGTGCATCTAACAGAACTCCAAATGGTCAGACAGCAAGATTATATGACACAGATTTTTATGTAATCAATAAAGATTTTAATGTTTATATATGCATTGATAATGGTTCTTCAGGAATTAATACTACTGGTAATCCATCCTTAAATGAACCAACTCTAACTGGATTAGAACCATTTAGAGCCACTGGTGCTACTGATGATGGTTATCTTTGGAAGTATCTATTCACAGTCCCTCCAAGTGATATTATAAAATTTGATGCTACAGAATTTATTCCATTACCTAATGATTGGACAACAACAAATGATGCTAACATAGCAAACGTCAGAGATAATGGAAATGCTGATATTAGTAATAACCAAATAAAGAAAATATTTGTTGAGGATGGGGGCACTTCATATAGCAATGCAGGTGCTGGTGGTCAAGAGGTAAACATTGTTGGTGATGGTAGTGGTGGAAAGGTAATTGTTGAAGTTGGAACTGATGCAAAAATTAGTGATGTAAAAGTTTCCGTAGGTGGAAAGGGTTATACTTATGGTATGGTTGATTTAACTGACTTACAACCAACTAACCCTAATGCTAAATTAATTCCAATTATACCTCCATCAAAGGGTCATGGTTCTGATATTTACAAAGAATTGGGTGCTGATAGAGTTTTAGTTTATGCTCGATTTGATGATTCTACTAAGGATTTTCCGATTGATACTAAATTTGCTCAGATTGGAATTGTTAAAAATCCAACATCAATTGGATCTACACAAGTTTTCACCCAATCTCAATATTCTTCAGTATCATCTTTATACTTAAGTTCTTTTGATAGTCCAACTTCTGCAAAAATAGGTGATTTAATTACACAAGATGTTAAAAATAGCAGTGGAGTTGTGGTTGGTCAGGTGAGAGGTTATGTTGTATCTTTTGATATTATATCAACAGATGTGAGTGATAAGATTGCAGTTTTAAAATACTATCAAGATCGTTCATTATATTTCAATACAACTACTGGTGACCAAACAGATGCAGTTGGTATTAATAGTATATCTGGTACAAATGGTCAGATATACAAATTTAGTGGAACTGAAATCATAAAAGGAACTGATGGTGCTGGATCAGATTATCAAGTTGGAATAAAAACTACATTTAGTGGTATTTCAACAAATCCTACAGGAACTAAAATAGTTGATTTAGGTGTTGAGTTCAAAGATGGCGTAGCACAATCCGAGATAAATAATCAGTCGGGTGATATTATCTACCTAGATAATCGACAATTGATCACTAGAGATAGTAGGCAAAAAGAAGACATCAAAGTTATACTGGAATTCTAAAACATGTCACAGAAAACAAATTTAAACATAAGTCCTTATTATGATGACTTTAATGATGACAATAATTTCTACAGAGTTCTGTTTAGACCAGGCAGACCTGTTCAAGCTCGTGAATTAACTACTTTACAATCAATATTACAGAACCAAATACAATCTTTTGGTAATCATGTGTTTAAGGATGGATCAATGGTTCTTCCTGGTGGTATAAATTATGATGACAGATATTTTTCAGTAAAATTAGAATCCGAACATTTAGGTCTTCCAATATCCCTCTATCTTGATAATTTAAAAGGAAAAAAATTAAAAGGACAAAATTCAGGTATAGAATTACTAATTAATGATTGCAAACTTCCAAGTTCATCAGATGATATTACTGATACTACAATTTTTGTAAAATATTTAACAGGAAATAATGATAATATAATTGCAAATTTAGAGGATGGAGAACCTTTATTAACTCTTGAAGACATTACCTATGGTAATACAACTATTGTAACAGGTGAGAGTGTTGCCACATTGGTGTCTACAAACGCTTCTGCGACTGGTAGTGCAGTTAAGATGAATGAAGGGGTATATTTCATCAGAGGAACCTTTGTATCCGTTCCTACAAGCACTATAGTATTAGATGCATATTCAAATGAACCATCATATCGAGTAGGATTAAGAATTACAGAGTCAATTATTACAGCAAAAGAAGACTCATCATTATATGATAATGCAAAAGGATTTTCTAATTTTGCAGCACCTGGTGCAGATAGATTTAAGATAATTGCAACTTTAGCAAAGAAGTCTTTAACAGATACAAGTGATGTTGACTTTGTTGAAGTAATTAAACTAAGAAATGGTGAACTTAAAAAATTGCAAGATTTTTCTGTTTACAATGAATTAGAAAAATACTTAGCTGCTAGAACATTTGAGGAATCTGGAAACTATTCAATCGATAATTTTAAAGTTAAAGTATCAGATTCATTAGATAATGGACTTTCTAATGGAGGAATATTTAAATCAAATCAAATAACGGAAGAAGGAAATACACCATCAGATGATTTAGGTTGTCTTGAAGTTAGTTCAGGTAAAGCATATGTGCAGGGTTTTAGAATTAGTACACCTGGAACAACTATTGTAGATTTTGAAAAACCAAGAGATAAAGGAAAAGTAAACACTGCGTTAGTTCCATTTGATATGGGAACTTTAATACGTGTCAATAACGTATCTGGAACACCTGTTTTGGGAACTGGTGTAGGTGAAAATACAGTATCCCTTTTAAGTCGAAGAAAAGATTCAGCAGTTGCAACTGGAATCCCATCTGGTGCTTATGAAATAGGAAAGGCAAGAGTATATTCATTTGGACTAAGAAACACTCCATACGCAGATAATGCTAGTCAATGGAATCTTCATTTATTTGATGTTCAAACATATACGTTTATAACTTTAAATACATCTTTAACAGCAACAATTAGTTCTTTTGTTAGAGGTGCTAGTAGTGGTGCCACAGGATTTATTAATGGTTCAGTATCAGGTGCAACTGATATTGTTTTATCTCAAACATCAGGAACCTTCATTCCAAACGAAAAGTTAATTATTAATGAATCTGAGGAGTCATTTAGATCTATTGTATCAGTTAGACAATATACTTTTGAAGATGTAAAATCAGTCTATCAAAATACAAATGGAATGACTGGTGGAATAACAGGATTTATAGATTTTAGTGCAGATACAATATTAGAAACAACTCGAATCCAATCAATACCATCTTTTAATAATAGTGTAATATCATCAACTAACGGTCTTACAGGAACCATAACATCACCTGGTAATGCATTTACAGGTATAAAAACAGAATCAATCATACAATATCAAACTGCAGGAACTTCTGACATCAATTTTAATAGAGTTACTGATATTAGTACAGATTTAAAAACATTAACTGTTGCTGGAATCACAACTGTTTCTGGAATAAATGATGGTAAAGTTGGTATCAACACCATGTCCTCAGTATCTTTAGTATCACCAGTTGTTGTTGATAAAGAAAATACAGGATTGTATGCAAAATTAGGATTTGATAATATATGTGAGGTGGATTTAGCAAATGCAACTTTAGCAGTATCTTCTCAATCTGCAATGTTTGCACTAAGTGCTAATTCAACGATACAAGCAGTTCCTGCGGGAATAACAAGTGCATTTTACTCAAACTTTGATACTCAAAAATATTCTTTAGTTTATAGTGATGGAACAGTAGAACCATTGACAAGAGATCAATTTGAATTGGTTGATGCAGGATCAAAAGTTCAATTTAGTGGATTAAGTAAAAATAGTGGTAATGCAGTTCTAAACGTTACTGTAGAAAAACAAAGTATTACAAATAAAACTAAACAATTTACAAGAAGTAATAAAATAGTTATTGATAAAACAAAAGTTGGTGTAAGCACCAGTACAAATGGACTAACATTTAACCAATATTATGGTTTAAGAATAGAAGATAGGGAAATATCTTTAAATGCTCCTGATGTTGTGAATGTAGTTTCTGTTTTAGAATCTAAAAATAATAATGATCCTACCTTAGATAAGATAACAACAGTATCTGGACTCTCTTTGAATACTAATACTGTTGATGGTGAAAAAATAATTGGAGCAGAGAGTGGAGCAGTAGCACAATTAATCACCAGAGTTGATGGTGAAAATGTTGAAGTTGCATATTTTACAAATACAAAATTTGTTTTAGGTGAGATAATAACATTCCAAGAGTCAAATATTGAAACAACAGTTCAAGCAATTACTTTAGGAAACAACATAAATGTAACACAAAAATATTCTCTAGACAAAGGTCAACGAGAACAATATTATGATTACTCAAGAATCGTAAGGAAATCAACTCTTTCTGCACCATCTAGAAGACTTTTGGTAATATTTAATTCTTATATTGTTCCAACTACAGATACTGGCGATTTATTTACAGTTAATTCTTATGATCAAGAAAGATTTACAAGTGACGTACCACATTTAGAGGATAGTTTAAGAGCGACAGATACACTTGATTTTAGACCTAGAGTATCACCTACAAGTAGCACATCATCATCTCCATTTGCTTTTACATCTAGAGATTTTTCAGTATCAGGTTCAACACCAAGTCTTGTAGTTTCCCCAGAGGGAGATTCTAGATTAGGTTATAGTTATTTCTTACCTAGAATTGATAAATTAGTTTTATCTCGTGGAGAAGCATATGAAGGTAGTTTTGCAATATTAAAAGGTGTATCATCTCTCAATCCCAAACCTCCAGCATTGATTGATGGTGCTATGCATCTTGCAACCATTGAACTTCCAGCATATCTTTATAATTCCAGTGATGCAAAGGTAACTCTAATTGAAAATAGAAGATATACAATGAGAGACATTGGTAAATTAGAGGATAGAATAGAAAATTTAGAGATAGCCACTAGTTTAAGTTTACTTGAATTAGATACGAAAACCTTGCAAATTAAAGATACAACTGGTGATAGATTTAAATCTGGTTTCTTTGTAGATGATTTTAAGGATGTAAGTCGTATTGATTTAGAAAATCAAGATACAAAAATTAATATTAATGCTGAAAATTCTGAATTAATTTCACCATTAGATGAGTACAGTATAAAACCATTATTGGGGGCATCTGAAAGTATTGATTTAAATACTGCTGATTATTCTCAAAATTTACCTTTACTAGATTCAAATGTTCAAAAAACAGGAGATTTGATAACCTTAAAATATTCTGAGATAAAATCTGATATAGGTAATTCACAGGCAAGTAGAGTTGAAAATGTTAATCCTTATGAAGTTGTAGTTCGTGAAGGTAGAATAACACTAAATCCATCAGAGGATAATTGGACGAGAGTAGTAGAAATTGATGGAGGAACAAGAACTATTCTTGGAGATAATGCAGGTAGATCAACTGAAAGAATATTAACATCATCAATTCCTGAACCTTTTATAAGATCTAGAAATGTTGGATTTAGTGCTTTAAATTTAACACCAGGTGTTAGGCATTATCCTTTCTTTGATGGTAGAAGTGGTATTGATATTATTCCAAAATTGTTAGAAATTTCAATGATATCTGGGACATTTTCAATAGCAGAGACTGTTCGTGGTATTTCACCAGATGGGGATCAAATAATTTCATTTAGACTAGCACAACCAAATCATAAAACTGGAGCATATAATTCATCCACTAGAGTATTTCCAAGCAATCCTTATGATACTTCACTTAGTTTAGGATCTTTCTATACAGAGTCATCAGTTGTATTGAATATTGATATTGCCTCTCTCACTGAAGATGCTCAAGGTCAATTCTCTGGTAGACTTGTAAATAACATGAGATTTATTGGTGAAACTAGTGGTGCGATTGCTACATTAACAAACAACAGATTAATCCCTGATGAATTTGGTGCAGTGTTTGGTTCATTCTTCTTTAGAGATCCTACTAGTTCTCCACCACCACCTTTAAGATTTACAAATGGAATAAAAACTTTTAGATTGACAAGTAATGTTAATAATGCTGAACCAGTCAGAGGAGATGAGGGAATTGGTATAACTCTTGGAGATGCGAGATACAGCACATTTGGACTGATTAATACCTTTACATCAACGACAACAATAATTCGTCGTCCACCACCACCACCTGCACCTGTAATGATAAGGCAGAGACAACGTGATCCTTTAGCACAGTCATTTACTGTGGATGAGACGGGAATGTTCTTATCATCATTAGATTTATTCTTCTTTGAAAAAGATGATAGAGTTCCTTTAACTGTTCAAATAAGAACTGTAGAATTAGGAACCCCAACAAATGATCTGGTTTATGATTTTTCTGAAGTGGATTTAGATCCGACTCAGTTAGATTCCTCTGGAGAATCAATCATAAAAACATCCACAGATGCCTCATTACCAACTAGAGTTACTTTTCCTTCTCCAATATACTTAGAACCTGAAAGGGAATATGCTATCGTCTTATTGGCACCAGCAACAGTAAGTTATAAGGCATGGATTGCTCAGATGGGTGAAGAAACAATTGAAACACAAACACTTGGTGTTGATGAGGGTTCAAAGAGTATTGTAACCAAACAATATCTTGGTGGAAGTTTATTTAAATCACAAAATGGAACTATATGGACAGCAACTCAAACTCAAGATTTAAAATTTAATCTTTATAAGTGTTCTTTTGTAACCAGTCCTGGTACTCTTACATTCTTTAACTCAGATTTGACAACGAGTGATTTAATTAATTCAAAATTACAGGATAATTCATTTAAAACTTATCCAAGAAAGTTAAAAGTTGGTGTTAATACAACTACTGCTTTGAGTAGTATCATATCAGTAGGAACAAAGGTTTCAGCATCTAATGTTGCTCCACATACAAACTCTACAGACGCAAAGGGATTTGTTGAAAAGATTGGTGGTCCTATTGTAACATCAAGCGTCAGTACTGTTGGATCTGGATATTCAACAGGATCTTATCCTAACGTAAGTTTATACTCTCTTACTGGCAATGGTTCTGGTGTAACAGGAACTGTTGTTGTAGGAGGATCAGGTGTAATTAGTTCTGTATCAATTGCTTCAACAGGTAATGGACATGTCGTAGGAGATGTTTTAGGAATTACTACAGCAAACATGGGTAATGCTGGTTCTGGTGGTGAAGTAACTGTTACCAGTATATTTGGAATGGATACTTTATATCTAACAAATGTTCAGGGTGAGAAACTTAATGATGGTAGAAAATTAGTTTATTACACTGATGTTGTTGCAGGAACAATTGCATCTGCTATTGGTGGTGTAATAAGAGGAGATTCTATTCTTAATGGTGATTTATATTCTGGAAATGTTGTTGAAGTTAACACTTCAAATCATTCTATGAATTCTATTCAAAATGTTGTACAACTTGATGGAATAAAACCAGACACCGTTCCCACTCTTTTGACAGAAAATATTTCTTCAACAGATACTGTAATTTCTGTTGCAAATACTGCACCATTTACAAAATTTGAAGGAATAACAACTAGTACTGGTTATGTTCAAATAGGAAAAGAGATTATTTTCTATAATGGAATAGGTTCTGGAAACTTAACAGTTGGTGCGAGAGGGTTTGGTGGATCTCCACAAGACGCTCATTTTATTAATGATCAAGCGTTCAAGTATGAGTTTAATGGTATATCCATGACAGGTATTAATACAACTCATAACTTATCGACTAATGCTACATTACAGTCATTAAAAACTAGTGATACTTATTTCTTAGAAATTAATAGAGGAGCAGGAAGATCTAACTTATTGAATAGATCAACTGGTGTCAATCAGATTAGTTTCACAGATGAAAAAGTTGGTGGAGAAAATCAAGCTGTAGGATCACAAAACTTCCAGTACGACGCATTTATTCCCTCATTCACCATAATGACACCATCAACATCCACTACAATATCAAGTCAATTGAGATCTGTTTCTGGAACAAGTGAGGGTGGTTCTGAAATATCATTTGTAGATCAAGGATTTGAGAGTGTTGAATTTAATCAATTAAACAGATTAGATACACCAAGACTTCTATGTTCAAAAGTTAATGAAAATGCAAAGTTAAGTGGTTTACCTCGAAATAAATCTGTCACATTATTAACTCAATTTAATACTACTGATACTAATTTATCTCCAGTTTTAGATACTATGAATGGTGCGTTTAGATTCTTGAGAAATAGATTGAATTCTCCTATAAGTGATTATACTGTAGATTCTAGATCAAATAATATATCTGGTGACCCACATTCATCATGCTATATCTCACAAAAAGTTAACTTACAACAAGCATCAACATCACTAAAAGTATTAATAAGTGCTTATAGACATCCATCTGCTGATTTCAGAGTTTTATATCGATTATTTAAAACAGACTCAAGTGAAGTAGAACAATCATATGAACTATTTCCTGGTTTTGATAACTTGAATGATGTAGGTATTGATAAGATTGTTATTGATCCTAAATTGAATAGTGGAAAACCTGATGTCTTTGTACCAGCAAGTAAAGAAGGTGAATTTAGACAATACGAATTTAGTGTGGATGAGTTGGATGAGTTTGTTGGATTCCAAATTAAGATAGTATCTAGTGGAACTAATGAAGCATATCCTCCAAGATATAAAGATTTAAGAGTAATTGCTTTAGCATGATGATTCCAGTTGAAGGTTACAAACATCTATATCGAGATGAAAAATCGGGTGCAATTGTAAGTACTGATTCTCAGGGGTACTTACAATACAAAAAATTACAACAACAAAAGAAATACCAAGAAAATGAAATACATAGACTGAGAGAAGAGATTGATGAACTTAAATCATTAATATCAGGATTAATCAATAAATCCTCTTAGATATAAATATTTAAAAATGTATTGATTAATAATGGCAGTATATGTATCCAACATCACGATTGAGCAAGGGTTTGACTTTGATACTTCATTTCAATTAGAGGATACTCGCACCAACGAATTTTTAAATTTGGTTGGAGCAGGAACATCAGCGATGCTTAGAAAGCACTCAGGATCTAAAACTAAGGTTTCATTTGCCAGTAGTGTTACCGATGCTGAAACTGGTATAATTTCTATAACTTTATCTGCTTCTAACACAGTGTCATTAAAACCTGGAAGATATGTATATGATGTACAGATAATAACTTCTGGTGGTCGAAAATATAAGGCTATAGAAGGTAATGCACTCGTCAGATCTGGAGTAACAAGGTAATGACAACTATAAATGATCGAATCGGATCGCAAAATGTAATTAGGGTATTATCTAATGCTTCGGCACCTCCATCTAGATTAGCAAATTTAGGTGATGTTGATTCAACAAGAACCGATGAAACTGGCCTGGTATTAGTTTGGGAGAAAACTGCACAAAAATTTGTTTTAACTGATACTATTAGTGCTGCAACTATTATTCAAACTGGTATTACATCATTCTCCAATGTAACAAACTCTACAAGTCCGACAACAGGTGCATTGAAGATTGCTGGTGGTGTTGGGATAGAAAAGAACTTAAATATAGCAGCAAATTTACAAGTTACTGGTTTATCTACATTTGTAGGGGTTGTAACCACAACTAATGATTTGTATGTTGGTGGTGATTTATATGTAAAGGATGATATTGTATATGATGAAGTAAACGGAAGGCAAATTAATATATCAGGTATTGGTACTTTTGGATCTATTAACATAGGGGCAATTGAAATTGTAAGTTCATCTCGCGAATTAAAAAATGTTACTTCTCTTGATAATACTACAACATCAACAGTTCAAAATGTAATTTTCTCAGGTGGACTTAATACTTTTGAATTTTTAAATATAACAGGAATCACGACCACTAATAACCTAAACGTGACTGGCACTTCAACTTTAGATGCTGCCACAATCGCTGGATTGCTAGATATAAATGCAGGTGGTCAGGCAAATACCTTCAAAGTAGAAGATTTGACAGCTGGTCGCATTGTTCTTGCTGGAACTGGAGGAGAGTTAGAAGACAGTAGTAACTTAACGTTTGATGGAAGTTTACTCAATGTTACAGGAGCACTTACTGCAACTGGAACGCTAACTGCTGGATTGATTGATGGAGGCTCGTATTAATGGCAAAACCAACCACTAGACAGGAACTAGTTGATTATTGTTTAAGACAACTAGGTGCACCTGTTCTAGAGATAAATGTAGATGATGATCAAATTGATGATTTAGTTGATGATGCTATTCAGTATTTTAATGAGAGACACTTTGATGGTGTTGAAAGAATGTATTTGAAGTATCAAATAAGCGATGATGATATTAAAAGAGCAAGTGGAAGTGGAACAGATGGTGTTGGAATAGTTACAACAACAGGAACTGCAAATGTAAGTGGAATTGGAACAATAACCTCTAACTTCTACGAGAACTCTAATTTTATTCAAGTTCCAGATTCTGTTATAGGAATTGAAAGAATATTTAAATTTGATACAAGTTCAATATCAGGTGGAATGTTTAGTATCAAATATCAATTATTTTTAAATGATCTTTACTACTTTAATTCAGTTGAATTACTTCAATACACAATGACGAAGAGATATTTGGAAGATATTGACTTTTTATTAACCACAGATAAACAAATAAGATTTAACAAGAGACAGAATAGGTTATATTTAGATATTGATTGGAAATCACAGTCAAAGGATACTTTTTTAGTTATTGATTGTTTTAGAGCACTAGATCCTACAGAATTTACAAAAGTTTTTAATGATAGTTTCTTAAAAAGATATCTAACACTTTTAATTAAAAGACAGTGGGGTTTGAATATGATGAAATTTAGTGGAACTCGATTACCTGGTGGAATTGAGTTAAATGGTAGACAGTATTATGAGGATGCAGAGAGAGAATTGGCAGACATAAAACAAAGAATGTCTCTCGAATACGAGTTGCCACCTCTCGATTTTATAGGATAGTGACACATGGCATTAAATCCGTTTTTTCTACAAGGATCTAAAACCGAACAGTTTTTACTGCAAGATGTAATTAATGAGCAGTTAAAAATTTACGGTATAGATGTTTATTACCTACCTAGAAAAATTTTTAAAACAGATAATATCATTCGAGAAGTTCAATCATCAAAGTTTGATGATTCTTTTATTCTTGAAGCATATTTAAATAACTATGAAGGTTATAATCCAAATAGTGATTTAATGACTAAGTTTGGATTAAGATTAACAAACGAAGTAAGTCTAACAATATCAAGAGAAAGATTTGAAGAATTTGTAACACCATTTTTAGAAGGTCTTTCGTCAGGTATTAAAGAAGGTCTCATAACTGACTATACTTTTGAGGATTTAATCAACCGACCAAAAGAAGGGGATTTAATTTATTTCCCTCTTGGTGAAAGATTATTTGAAATTAAAAGAGTTGAATCAGAAAAACCATTTTACCAATTAGGAAAAAATTATGTTTACGAATTAAGTTGTGAATTATATGAATATGAGAACGAACTTATTGACACTACAATTGAAGAGGTTGATAATACTGTTGAAGATGAAGGATATATTACAACTGTTAACTTAGTTGGAGCTGCACTTACTGCATCAGGAACTGCTGTAATAGGTGGAACTGGAATGATTGGATTTATATCATTAACAAATGATGGTTTTGGATACAAAACTGCACCATCAGTTGAAATATCACCACCAGCATCTGGATCAAGAGCAACAGCAGTCGCAATTACAACATCCTCTGGTGGTGTTAAGTCTCTGAAAGAAATAAGAATCTTAAATCCTGGTTCTGGATATGATGCAAGTAATCCACCACTAATCATCTTAAATGGTGGTGGAGGTGCTGGTGCAGCAGTCACATTTGGAATTGTTGATAGTGGTATTTCAACAATAAGTGATCTTATTAGAGGTAAGGGATATTATGTTGCACCTACAATCACATTTACTGGATCGACTGGTGCTGGAGGTACAACTGCAATTGCGACAGCTGTCATTGATGATAGTGGTTCAATAGATAGAGTTGACTTTAATAACGTTGGTTCTGGATATGCAGTTGCTCCAACAATAGCATTTTCTGGTATTTCAACGACTGGAATTGGAACATATCTCTATAATGAAGTTGTTACTGGATCACTATCAGGAACTACCGCAAGAGTTAGAAACTTCAAGAAACGTGTTGATATAGATGCTGTTAATCCACCAATTGAACTACAAGTATCTCTAAATAGTGGAAGATTTAGTGCTGGAGAAGTAATTGTAGGATCTATCTCATCGGCTAGATATGTTGTAGAATCTTACAGTGACGACAGTTTTGACAATGCTTTCGACTCAAATAAAGAGATAGAATTTGAATCAGATTCTCTACTTGACTTTACAGAGAACAACCCATTTGGAGATTATTAATGTTAGGTACTTATTATTATCATGAAATTGTTCGCAAAACGATTATCGGTTTTGGTACATTATTTAATGATATTTTTATTAAACATGAAAATATAGATGATACTACATTAGATCAAACTAAAGTTGGTCTTGCCTATGGACCACAGCAAAAGTTCTTTGCAAAAATTAGAGAGCAAGCAAATCTAACAAAAGCAGTTGCCATAACATTACCTAGAATGTCATTTGAAATGACATCAATTCAATATGATGCGACTCGTAAATCTGGTATTACTCAGACATTCAAGGCATCTGATGGCACGAACTTGAAAAAGGTATTCATGCCTGTTCCATATAATATTGGATTTGAACTTAGTATATTTTCAAAATTAAATGATGATGCTCTACAAATCATCGAACAGATATTACCATTCTTTCAACCATCTTTTAATATTACAATCAATTTAGTCAGTTCAATTGGTGAAAAGAGAGATGTTCCAATTGTTCTAGATAATATTTCATTTAGAGATGAGTATGAGGGAGACTTTACAACAAGAACAGCATTAATATACACATTACAATTTACAGCAAAAACATATCTATTTGGTCCTGTTGCGGATACAAGTGATGGACTAATTAAGAAAGTTCAGGTGGATTATGCAGCAGACACAGCAGCATCGGCAAGAAGACAGATGCGTTATGTTGCCACACCAAAAGCACTTAAAGATTATAATGACGATCAAACTACAACAATTACAGAAGATTTAACAACTACTGAAACTAGAGTAAGTGTAACGAGTTCTGGTTCTCTAAGTGTTAATGATCGAATTGTAATTGATAGTGAAATTATGAGAATATCACAGATAGTAGATTCTACTACTATTATTGTAAAGAGAGGATTTGATAGTTCAATTCCAGCATTACATACATCATCATCAACTATAAATCTATTAACAACTGCTGATGATGCTGCGATTGTTCCAGGTGATGACTTTGGATTTAATGAATTTGAATCATTCTTTGATGATGGCAAATCATACAGTCCTACAAAACAAAGTGATATCTAATGAATACCATGTCAAGTTACGATCCTATTGATGAAGCATTAAACACTCATACTGAGGTTGAAGCGATTGTGCCTTCAAAGAAAGAAGTTAAATTAGAAAAGAAAGAGAAAAAATCTGGAGATATTGAAAAAGATTATGAATACACTCGTGCTAATTTATATTCTCTAATTGAAAAGGGACAAGAATCACTCAATGGAATATTGGAACTTGCAGGGGAAAGTGCGAGTCCAAGAGCATATGAAGTTGCAGGGCAGATAATTAAATCAGTAGCAGACACAACAGATAAGTTGTTAGATCTGCAAAAGAAGGTAAAAGAAGTAGATGAAGATAAGAAACAAACAACAAATACAGTCACAAATAATGCTTTATTTGTAGGGTCAACATCAGATCTCTCAAAGATGATAAAGCAACAGTTTCTAAATAATAAAGATAAGACCAAGTAAATCGTGGATTTAGCACAAAGAAGACAACAACTTCGTTTAAAACAAGTCGATGCTGTTAAAAAATTTAGACAGTCAAATACGTCTGTTTCGAGTGCGATTAAAAAACAAAGAGAGAGGGATCAAATGAAAAAGGAAGTTAGAAAAGAAATTGAAAGTGAGACTCAATCTGAATCAATTGATATTGAAAACTCTGATGGAACTTTATATGCTAAAGTAATTGATATTCTAGGTCCAGCACATATGAGACCTGTCGTATCGAATGGTGTATGGAAAGGAACTGAGCAAATAAGTGAAATGAATGATGAACAACCAAAAGAAGATCCAGCAATAAAAGCAAAGCAGAAGAGAGCAGATCAAATTAAAAAACAAGTATTGCTTAAAAAAATACAGGCAGTAAGGTCTGGTGCAGGAGAAAATATAATGGCATCATATGAACCGTCAAATTGGAGAGCAGATAAAAATATGAGAATTAATAAGTTGATGGATAGGTAAATATCATGTCTGATAATGTATATCTTGGTAATCCTAATTTAAAAAAAGCAAATACACCAATTGAATTCACTGAAGAGAATGTCATTGAATTTGTAAAGTGTAAGAATGATCCTGTTTATTTTGCAAGAAAATATATAAAAATTGTATCTCTTGATGAGGGATTAGTTCCTTTTGACATGTATGATTTTCAAGAGAAGTTAATTGATAGATTCCATGAGAATCGTTTTAACATATGTAAGATGCCACGTCAGACTGGTAAGTCTACTACATGTGTAGCATATCTTTTACATTATTCTGTCTTTAATGATAATGTTAATATAGCAATTCTAGCAAACAAAGCATCCACTGCCCGTGATTTATTAGGTAGATTACAACTTGCTTATGAAAATTTACCGACTTGGATGCAACAAGGTATTATATCTTGGAACAAAGGTTCATTAGAATTAGAGAACGGATCAAAAATATCAGCAAACTCTACATCATCATCTGCTGTTCGTGGTGGATCTTACAACGTCATATTCTTAGACGAGTTCGCATTCATACCGAATCATATTGCAGATGATTTCTTTGCGTCTGTATATCCTACAATTACATCTGGACAAAGCACAAAAGTTATTATAGTTTCTACTCCCCGTGGTATGAATCATTTTTATCGATTGTGGCATGATGCTGAGAAAGGAAAGAATGAGTACACACCCACAGATGTTCATTGGAGTGAAGTTCCTGGTAGAGATCAAGTATGGAAAGAGCAGACAATTGCAAACACATCAGAGGAACAATTCAAGATCGAATTTGAATGTGAGTTTTTAGGTTCTGTTAATACATTAATAAGTCCAACAAAACTTCGAAATCTTGTATATGAAGAACCTTTGAAGAAAAATGCTGGTCTAGACATCTATGAAGAACCAATCAAGGATCATAATTATTTGATTACAGTTGACGTTGCTCGTGGTTTAGGTAATGATTATTCTGCGTTCATAGTTTTCGATATTACCAAGTTTCCATATAGAGCAGTCGCAAAATATCGAAATAATGAAATTAAACCAATGTTGTTTCCAAACATCATATATGATGTAGCAAAAGGATATAATCAAGCATTTCTATTGGTGGAAGTAAATGATATTGGAGATCAAGTAGCAAGCATTCTTCAATATGATTTAGAGTATGATAATTTACTCATGGCATCAATGCGGGGTCGAAATGGACAAATAGTTGGTCAAGGATTTTCTGGTAAAAAATCACAGTTAGGTGTTCGTACGACTGCTGCTGTTAAAAAACTAGGTTGTTCAAATTTAAAAACACTATTAGAAGATGATAAAATATTAGTTAGTGACTATGATATTATTGCAGAGTTGACAACTTTTGCTCAGAAAGCAAACTCCTTTGAAGCAGAAGAGGGTTGTAATGATGACTTAGCAATGTGTCTTGTGATATTTGCATGGTTAGTTGCACAAGATTATTTCAAAGAAATGACCGATAATGATGTAAGAAAGAGAATATATGAAGAACAAAAGAATCAAATTGAACAGGATATGGCACCTTTTGGGTTTATCGCTGATGGATTAGATGATAATGTTTTTGTTGACAATGAGGGTGATCGATGGTATGCTGACGAGTATGGGGACAGATCCTATATGTGGGATTATAGATAACACAAAAAAAATGTTTGATATCACAATAAAAGATAATTACTTAACAGATGTTGAACAAGTAAGAGAATTTGCAATTAAATATAATAATTGGAGAATATCTGATCAACCAGATACAGGACCAAGATGGAAGGGGATGAGATCAGAAAAGTTTAAAACTATAGGGAATGAAGATTTATTGAAGATAGAAAAAGATTTATTTAATTTTATATGGAAAGAAAGAAAACTTAAAGATTGGAAATATCCAAGTTCTGTAAATTATCAAATAGATGAAACAATTCTAGCAAATGGTTCTTTAATAGATCCTATGATTACTACATATTTTCATAGAAATCCTGCAAGAACTATTGATATGCTGTCTGATTTTTATGAAGATAGATTTCATAGGGATTTTTTGTCATGTGCGGGGGTAATATTTTTAAATCCAAATCCTCCACCAATGACAGGAACTTCAATTCTTGATGGGCGTAACATTAAGATTATTAATGTAGAGAACGTGTATAATAGATTAATATCTTATGATGGATATCATATACATGGTTTGACTGGATGTTTTGGAGACAGTTCAGATACTGATCGACTAACTATAGTATTTTTTATTCACGAAAGGGTATTTGCTAATGGATTTGACTAAAAAAATGATTACTGTATACGAAGAACACATTAAAAATCTTGAAAAAGAGAATAGGAGTTTAAAAATGCAAGTTGAATTTCTTAAAGAACAGTTAGCATATAAAACATTTGGAAAACCAAACTTACATGAAAAGAGTTGATGGAATTTGATGACCAATTAAAACTTGGACACTTATTACTTAATGATAGAAAGTGTCGAGTTTGTGGTGAAGAGAAAAATTTAATTGAAGGATTTTACAGAACTAGAAAAGGGAGAGGCACTACAGTATCATCATATTCATATGAATGTAAAGTATGCACTATCAAAAGAATTGTTGAAACTCGAAAGAAAAGAGCACCTTTTGTCGATTGGCAGTATCCTGATTGGTAGTGTTCATGTAGTGTTTCCCCAATCAAAAAGGTCATTTTAATAAATAATTTTAACATATTTCGAGATTCGGAGAATAAAAGATGCCAGTAAATTTAGCATCTCCTGGAATTGTAGTTAGAGAAGTTGATTTAACTATTGGTAGAGTTGATTCTGCCACTGACAAAAATGCTGCAATTGTAGGACCTTTTGAAAAAGGACCTGTTAACATTCCAATAATAGTTGAGAGTGAGCAGGATTTGATTGATAATTTTGGTAAACCATACAATACAGACGATCAAGTTGAATACTGGATGGTTGCATCATCATACTTAGCATATGGTGGAGTATTAAGTGTTGTTCGAGCAGCAGATGCTAATTTAAATAATGCTACCGATGATGGTGGTACTGTGGTTATCAACAGCGTAGACGATTATATTAACAAAGGATATGATGAAAGCACTTTAGCAGGGACAGTGGTTGCTGCAAGAAATCCTGGTTCATGGGCAAATGGATTAAAAGTAGCAATTATTGATTCTTTAGGTGATCAAGTTGTATCAGTAGCCAGCACCACAGGTGCATCGGTTGGAATGGGTGTTACTCAAGCAGCATCTGGTGTGTTACCTGGTGCAGGAACAACTTCAGTTCTTGACGGAACATTCAAAGGTATTATCACTGAAATAGGAACTGGAACAATTACAGTTAAGTTCTTATCACATACACCAAGTGGTGGAACTGAAACTGAAAAGGACTATGAAGCATCAGGTGTGTACAAGTTTGGAACAACAGGAAATATTACTGTTGTTAATAACAGTGCTGTCGGAGTTCTAACCACTTCTGTAAGTAGCACAGCAGATTGGTTTGATAGTCAAACAATCACAACCACAAATGGAGATCCAATTAGTTGGAATCAAATCGCAGATAGACCTGGAACATCAGCATATGCAGCAGCAAGAAGTTCAAGATTTGATGAGGTTCATGTTGTTGTAATTGACGATGATGGAGATGTTACTGGAAATGCAGGAACAATTCTTGAAAAGAATTTAAACTTATCAAAAGCAAAAGACGCTGAATTCTCTGCTGGATCTGCTTCATACTGGAGAAAGTTTTTACTTAATGCTTCAGACAATATCTTTGGATTAAGTGGTCCTACAAGTCCTGTTACAACAGCATTTAAGAGCACTGGGAACGGATTTGTAAAAGAAACTGATGTAGCATGGGATCAAAATGCACAGAATATTAAATTTGCTGCAAACGGTAATATTGGATATTCTTTATCTGGTGGTAAAAATTATGACGGAACTTCCGACATAACTGCTGCTGGTGCTCTAACAGCAACTTTAGGTGACCTATCAAATGGATATGGTTTATTTGAAAACGTTGAAGAGTTTGATATCGACTTCCTCCTTATGGGGTCTGGATCATACGCAACTGCTACAGCACAGGCACTTGCAAACAAGTTAATTTCTGTTGCTGAACTTAGAAAGGATGCAGTGGCATTCATATCACCTAATAAATCAACATTTATATCAGGTGCAGGAACTGATTCTGCAACAGTAGCATCTGCTGCGGACATCACAAATAATGTATTAGAGTTCTATGCTCCAATTACATCATCAACTTATGCAGTTCTTGATAGTGGATATAAGTACATGTTTGATAGGTTTGGAAATACTTTCAGGTATATTCCACTCAATGGTGATATTGCAGGAACTTGTGCAAGAAATGACATCAATAACTTCCCATGGTTCTCACCAGCAGGGACAGCAAGAGGTGCTATTTTAAACGCAGTTAAACTTGGATATAATCCAAATCAATCACAAAGAGATAAACTCTATACAAATAGAATTAATCCAGTAATCTTCTCACCAGGAGCAGGAATCGTTCTATTTGGTGATAAGACTGCATTTGGAAAATCATCAGCATTTGATCGTATTAACGTTCGCAGATTATTCATTTTCATTGAAAATGCAATTGAAGCTGCAGCAAAAGATCAATTGTTTGAATTCAACGATGAGATCACAAGGACTAACTTTGTGAACATTGTTGAACCTTTCTTACGTGATGTTCAAGCAAAGAGAGGTATTTCAGATTTCAGAGTTGTTTGTGATGAGACAAATAACACTGCTGCTGTTATAGATAATAACGAATTTATAGCAGACATCTTTATTAAACCTGCAAGGTCAATTAACTTCATTGGTCTTACATTTGTTGCCACTAGAACTGGCATCTCATTTGAAGAAGTAATCGGTACAGTTTAACTAAAGGTATAAAAAACTATGGCAACCCAATTTAATAAACCACCATTAAGGACTATCACTGGGTTTAAAAGCAAATTAGCTGGTGGTGGAACTAGACCGAATCTATTCGAGGTGGAAATCGCTTTTCCTAATGAAACAGCAATTGACAATGACACTAAGGAAAAATCAAGATTCTTAATCAAGGCAGCTGCCTTACCTGCTTCAAACATCACACCAATTGATGTTAACTTTAGAGGTAGGATTTTAAAAATCGCAGGTGATAGAACATTCGACACTTGGACAGTTACAGTTCTAAATGATGTTGACTTCTCAATCCGTTCTGCTTTTGAAAAATGGATGAATCTTATTAACAAGATGGAAGATAATACAGGAGAGCAAGATCCTGCAATTTATCAACCAGATGCATATGTTCATCAATTAGACCGTGATGGTTCAACACTTAGAACTTACAAGTTCCATGATGTGTTCCCAACTCAGGTAAGTCAGATAGATCTTTCATACGAAACTACTGATGCTGTTGAAGAATTCACAGTTGAATTCCAAGTTCAGTGGTGGGAAGCACTCAGAGGTGTAGGTGCTAACGCTGGTGGAGAAGATATTAACTAAATTGCATAAATAGTGCTATAATAAAGATAAGAAAAAAAATTATACTATGCCTAAACTGTTTGGTTTCTCTATTGATGATTCGGATGGCAAACCCGATTCAGTGGTCTCACCCGTTCCTCAATCCAATGAGGACGGGGTTGATTATTATATTCAATCTGGATTTTATGGACAATATGTAGATATTGAAGGTGTATTCAGAACTGAATATGATTTAATCCGCAGATATAGAGAAATGGCACTTCATCCAGAATGTGATGGTGCAATCGAAGACGTTGTAAACGAAGCAATTGTAAGTGATTTGTATGATTCTCCTGTTGAAATTGAATTATCAAACGTAAATGCAAGTGATAAAGTAAAAGATACAATAAGAAAAGAATTTAGAGGCATCAAAGAAATGATGGACTTTGATAAAAAGTCCCATGAAATTTTTAGAAACTGGTATGTTGATGGTAGATTATATTACATGAAAGTAATTGATACCAAAAAACCTGAAGATGGTATTCAGGAGATTAGATATATTGATCCAATGAAAATGAAGTTTGTTCGTCAGGAGAAAAAGAAGAACAAAAATTTAGGTGGTGTTGATCTTACAAATGCATTTAAAGGAACTGAAAAAGATTTATATCCAGAAATAGAAGAATATTACGTTTATACACCAAAACCAAACTATCCAGTTGGTTCAATGGGTGGAACTGCAAATACAAAAACATCAATTAAAATTGCAAAGGATTCAATCACATATGTAACATCTGGTTTGTTTGATCGTAATAAAGGAACTTGTTTATCATATTTACATAAAGCAATCAAGGCACTTAATCAACTTAGAATGATTGAAGATAGTCTTGTAATTTATAGATTATCAAGAGCACCTGAGAGAAGAATATTTTATATTGATGTTGGTAATCTTCCAAAAGTAAAAGCAGAACAATATCTTCGTGATGTTATGATGAGATATCGTAACAAATTAGTTTATGATGCCAATACTGGTGAAGTTCGTGATGACAGAAAATTCATGTCAATGATGGAGGATTTCTGGTTACCAAGAAGAGAAGGTGGTAGAGGAACTGAAATTACAACTTTACCTGGTGGACAGAATCTTGGAGAACTTTCTGATATTGAATATTTCCAGAAAAAATTATATCGTGCTCTAAGTGTTCCCGAATCAAGAATCGCAGCAGATGGTGGATTTAATTTAGGTCGTTCATCTGAGATATTAAGAGATGAATTAAAATTTGCTAAGTTTGTAGGTCGTTTAAGAAAACGTTTTGCCAACATGTTCAACGATATGTTGCGTACACAGTTGATTTTAAAGAACGTAATTACACCTGAAGATTGGAAAACTTTAAGTGATCATATTCAATACGATTTTGTATATGATAATCAATTTGCTGAACTTAAAGAATCAGAATTAACAAATGAAAGATTAGGAACTCTTGCTACAATCGAACCATACATTGGTAAATATTATTCAAACGAATATGTTCGTAAGAAAATTCTCAGACAGAGTGATCAAGAGATTATTGATATTGACGAACAGATTCAAAAAGAAATTAAAGATGGAATTATTGCAGATCCAAATGCTGTAGATCCTATTACTGGAGAACCACTCGAAGGTGGTGGAGATTTGGGTGATGTTCCACAAGATCCAGATGCAGAACAGGATGCTGCAATCACTGATGCACAGTTAAGTAAAGATACCAAATCAGCTGAGATATAAATAAAATATAACATTATATAAATTTTTATGCCCGATATTATCGATTTGATTGCTCAAGATTCTAAAGCTTCTGACATTAGTTCAGAGATAAAGGATAGTTTGTATGCGAAAGCTGCAGAAAAAATAGAAGCATTACGTGGTGGTGTGAGCAACGCTATGTTTGATGAACCACAAGTTGAAAACGAAGTGGAAGATGAAGTTGAAACTGAAAATCAATTAGAAACTGAAACAGAAGAAGAACCTGAGGGATCAGAATAATGCCTATCACTAAGATAATTTCAACACAAGTAAATACAGCAACCAATGCAGGAACAGCAACTAGTATTAGTCAAGCAACTCTTGTTAGATTATATAATAGTCAAGGTTCTGAAGTAACTGTTGGTGTTAGTACTTTAGTTGGTGCAGCAACCACAAATTATTTTACAATGAATACAAAACAAACTGAATTTTTGCAGAAAAAAGCGACTGATGTTATTTGGACATCTGCTGCGATTAAAGCAAATAAAGTAGGATTTACAAATTAGAAAAATGAAACTCATTACGGAAGAAATAGCAAGCGTTAAATTTATCACCGAAGGAAAA